TAGAGCACAGGAACTCAGAAAAGCCAGCAACAAGACTATGGTTGTGATCCATTCTAAGCTGTTCTCCCTCGCTGATTTGACCAACGAGAGTATCCGCTGCTGTAACCCGTCCTTCTTCTTCAAGGAGTTCATCAAGATACTCGTTTAGTTGAGCAACAAACCCCTCTGGAATGTCCAACTCCATCAGAAACACTGACGGCAATGGGTGCATCATGTAAGAGATTTCGCTCATTACTGAACGACAGCTTCGTCTTCCGCGTCCTCAACAGGCTGCACAGATTCAGAGATAGCCTTGATGTACATCTGTAACAGGGCTTGGCGCTCGTTTACTTGGATCTGTAATGCAGATACCTCGCGTCGTAGCTCGTTGACTCGTGCGATATTTGCCTGAGTTTCTACAGTCAAACCGTCAAAAGAGTATTCTTCGCCATCAATCGTGACTTTTGTTTCTTCGCTCATGGTAGTCCTTACGCCTTGTATGCTTCGGCAGCAGAGATCGCTGCATCAATTGATGACATATCTTCGCTACCCCAATCGTCTAACTCTTTCATAAACGACAGGTAGCCAGAGCTACGCATAACGCGCTCTTTCTTTTCGGCACTGGTCATGTCATTACAAAAGTCATTGTCATCATCAAGACAGTTTGTGATTACGCTTACGCTACCTAGCATTGCTGAGTAGTCCTGCGCTTTCTGCTCATCTGAGCGTTCTACTGCTTCTGATTCAGCCATTATTAGCCTCCTTTAAGGGTGTTTACTTCGGCCTGTAGAGCCGTTACTTGTGCGGATAGTTCTTGAACTGCTTTGACCAGCGGTATAACGAACATCTCACGAGATACTTGTTGAACATTGTATTGATCCACGCACCAACCACCAAAGTCAGAGACACCTGCGGTATCTAGTGCCTCCTTCACTTCTTGAGCAATGAAGTTGTGCATATAAACATCAGTGTCCATCTGGTTATCGGCAGGATCTTCTTTGTAGAGATGCGCTAACTCTGCATCAGTAGAATCAAGTTCGTGACTTGCCTTCCAACTGTACTTAACTGTCCTGAGATCGTTTATAAAAGATAAACCTAAAGTTGAGTCTGTAATGTCCTTCTTGAGTCTTTGGTCAGAAGATCTTGACCAGCTTGCGTTTACAGTAAACTGATTGCTTACAACATTTGACGCTTTACCAAAGCTGAAATAGTTATTATCAACTGCTTGAAAATCATGTCCGATAGCAATTTGATTAGCACCATTTGATTGATGCGGGTTAACGTTATTTCCAATACAGACGTTGTTATTACCAGTCTCTATGATGTCCCCAGCATCTTTGCCCAAAAGATTGTTTGCGCCACCAGAGGTGATACCTTTTCCTGCACTCATTCCTACAGCGGTGTTGTTTGAGCCAGTAGTTACTTCTAAAGAGTCTTTGCCGACAGCAACGTTGTTATCTCCACAGTTAGCAGAAAGAGCAGACTTACCCACGGCAACATTTTCAGTGCCATCATTTGTACCATCCCCCGCAAGAGCGCCGATAAAAGTATTGTCTATCCCTGTGGTGATTTGATCTCCAGCCTCATATCCAATAGCTACGTTATGAGCATTTGTGGCTGTTGTGAAATTCTGTGCGCTTAAAGCTCCCGCTCCAATAGCGATGCTTCGGCTTCCCAAGGTATCAGAAACTAAAGAGTTGAATCCTATCGCTACGTTAAAGTCGGCGTCTGTTAGCGAGTCACCTGCCTGACCGCCAATGAGAGTGTTATGCTTTCCCGTGGTGATTGACACACCTGCTTGGTATCCAACACCTACATTGTACGCATTAGTGGCTGTGGTGAAATTTTGAGCTACTAAAGCCTCATAACCGACTGCGACGCTTCTGCTTCCAAGGGTGTCACTACTAAGCGTCGCATATCCAAGCGTAGTATTTCTTGTTCCTGTAGTAAGTGCATCACCAGATAAGCCCCCGACTAGAGTATTGCGGACTGCCGTGGTGACTGACAGACCAGCTTGGAAACCTACCGCCGTATTCAACGAATCTGTTGCTGTAGTAAAGTTTTGAGTAGACAAGGCTCCAAGGCCAATAGCGGTGCTTTTGCTGCCTAAAGTATCAGCAGTAAGAGCGTCCATACCTACAGCGACGTTAAAGTCAGCGTCTGTTAAAGCGTCACCCGCACGGCCTCCAATAAACGTGTTGCTTATGCCCGTGGTGACTTTAGTACCAGCATCGTATCCAACGGCTACATTGTAAGTTTCTGTTGCAGTGGTGAGGTTTTGAACCTCAAGAGCATTTTGACCGATTGCTACTGATCTTGATCCTAGAGTATCTGTGCTTAAAGCTTGGTGGCCTATAGAAACATTTTGACCACCTGCAGTTAAAGCATCACCAGAGCGGCTTCCCACTAACACGTTCTTAACGCCCGTGGTGACTGAAAGCCCTGCGCTGTGACCTACTGCTGTATTAAAAGACTCGGTTGCTGTAGCAAAGTTTTGAGCATTAAGGGCAGCATAACCAATAGCGGTGCTAAACTTGCCTACATCATCTGTGCTTAACGCTCCTGTTCCAACGACTACGTTTTGATCGCCAGTAGTAAGAGCATCTCCTGCTAAACCGCCGATGAGAGTATTATTTTGTCCCGTGGTGACTGCGTTACCTGCCGCATATCCGACTGCGGTATTATAGGTGTGAGTATCAGTTGTGACGTTAAAAGTAGCTAAGGCTTGTGAACCAATCGCCGTATTACGATTTGATGCGGTATTACCAGTAAGACTGTTGTAACCAAAAGCAGTATTGTCATTTCCTGTAGTAATAGCATCCCCTGCCAGCCCACCGACGAGGGTATTAACTAGGCCCGTGGTGACTAACTTACCAGCATCAGAACCGACAGCTACGTTGAAACCATTAGTTGCCGTTGTGTGGTTAAGCTCTTGGAGTGCGGATCTACCAATAGCGACGTTTTCACTGCTCAACGTGTTGGTGGTCATCGCTCCTACTCCGACAGCCACGTTGTCATTAGATGCCGTTATAGCATCACCAGCTTGTCCTCCGATGAGCGTATTATTCAGTCCCGTGGTGATTGATGACCCAGCTACATAGCCAACTGCGGTATTTAGAGAGTTAGTCGCTGTAGTAAAGTTTTGAGAACTTAAAGCTCCTGTTCCTAATGCCGTTGACTGGCTTCCAAGTGTGTCTGATCCTAAAGCACCTTTACCCACTGCCACGTTAGCATCTGCATCAGTTAAGGCATCACCTGCTTGACCACCCAAAAGAGTATTCTCAATTCCCGTGGTGACTGATTGACCAGCTTCATAGCCAACTGCCGTATTAAAAGTGTCAGTTGCTGTGGTAAAGTTTTGATTTACAAGAGTGCTATATCCAATAGCTGTAGATTTGCTTCCGAGAGTATCTCCACCTAAAGCAGTCACCCCTATTGCGACATTAAAATCCGCATCAGTAAGGGCGTCACCTGAAAGAGCGCCCACTAAAGTGTTTTGTACACCTGTGGTGACGGCTGAACCTGCACTGTGTCCTACTGCCGTATTAAACGAATCTGTAGCCGTTGCGTAGTTTTGATTAGCTAAAGTTGAATGACCTAAAGCAACGCTTTTGCTGCCTAAGTCATCTGAAGTTAAAGCGGCATATCCTACCGCAACATTCAGTGCGCCCGTAGTAAGAGCATCACCTGTAAGACCTCCAATAAGAGTATTCTGGGTTGCCGTAGTGACTGCTAGACCTGTGTTATAACCAATAGCTACGTTGTAGGCGTCCGTAGCGGTAGTAAAGTTTTGATTGTTTAGAGCGTTGTGACCTATAGCAACTGTTTTGCTGCCTAACGTATCGCTTGTTAAAGCTCCACGTCCGACTACGACGTTGTGGTCAGCATCAGTGAGGGCATCACCAGCGAGCGCCCCAATGAGAGTGTTACGGACTCCCGTGGTAATATCGTTACCCGCATCTTTGCCTACAGCGGTATTTTGTTCGCCAGCCGCTTGATTTAACAGCGCACCTCGACCAACAGCAGTGTTGTCTGCGCCAGTGTTGAGTTTGAGCGCACTTACGCCCACGGCAGTGTTGTTTGCAGAGGTTTGGTTAGTTGTAAGGGCTTGGAATCCAACCGCCGTATTATCTGCGCCTGTTGTTATTGCATCACCCGCTAGAGCGCCGATTAATGTTTGGCCTGCTCCCGTGGTGACTTGTTGACCAGCAAAATAACCGACAGCGGTATTAAAAGTATTAGTAGAAGTAGTGAAGTTTTGGCTTTGTAGGGTGTTTGCGCCTACAGCAACAGATTGATCTCCTTTAGTGTCGGCAGTCAATGCGCCTTTACCAATAGCCACATTACGCGACCCAGTATTTGTAGCAGCTAAAGCCTCAAAACCTAGAGCAGCATTTTCATCGCCCGTACTAATTGCCGTACCCGCTTCATCGCCCACGACCACGTTGTAGTTGCCACCAGAGGCAATGCTGTCGCCAGCGTTAACTCCTATTCGTAAGTTACTGGTTCCAGAGGTAGGTGTTGTTATAGAGCCAGAAACCAATGCGATAGTCTCAACCTCTGTGCCACCATCTGTAGTAAAGAAGCGCAAAGCCCCATCTTCAGAGCCATCACTAGCATCCATGATTTGAGAAACCATGTAAGAAAAGCGCGTTACGTTCCCACCGTCATCATCCGCATTGAAAGAAATTAGTCCTACGAAATCGTTATCTGCTGGGCTACCGCTATCTCTGGTTAACGCTATTCTTGGCCCAGAGTTTTCATCAGCATCTGTGCTTTTTAATGTAAGAGTGTCTGAGTTATCGGTAACCGTAATCGTTGCAGCAGAAGAAGATGTAATCGCACCATCCACTTGAAGCGTAGAAGCCATATCCACGGCACCATCAATATCCACGACATCTAGGTTAGTGGTGCCATCAACGTCTATGTCGCCTGATACAAACAACGAGGGGACAGACAGATCAGTAAATGCATCAACCATCGCGCCGCCTGATCCAGCGCCGTCTGAGTAGATGGCCTTCGTCTGGCCATTCGGGACTGTGACCGTAGCCCCAGAACCCTGCTTGATGATGATGTTCTGTGATCCGCTAGTGGCGTTCTCTATGAGCCACAGCTTACTTACGGTATTTGGGCCAATGGTAATTGTGCAAGCAGAGTCGAGCGTTCCAGTATACTTGAGGAACAAACTCCTACCGGGATCAGTAGAACCATCAGCAATAGTAGTGGTATGAGTATCCGCATTTGTGGTTATCGCCTCTGTGCCGAACGAGAAAGCTTCGGCTATCAACTCCAAATTAGTATTTGTGCTCGTGCCCCAAGTTCCGCTTTCGTCCCCGGTGGCGATCTCTTTGAGACGTAAATCGTTGGTGTAAACTGCCATATTAAGCTACCTCTTCCCAATCAGGGGTTTGACTTGTAGATACATCTGCCCAACTGACCCCTTGTGATGAGTCTATGGTACTCCAGTTTGGCGTTTGTGCATCATCTATTAGTCCCCAGACATTTACTGGGGTTATCTCTCCTGTGCCGCTGACTCCTGTGAGCGTGACATTTGCGTCGGATGTAGTGGATACACTTCCGACTTGTCCTGTTCCTGATACTCCTGTTGGGCTGACTGTAATGCCCAACTCGATAGATACTGTGCCAGCCGCTCCAGTGCCTGCAACACCTGTTGGGGTAACTGATGAATCCCCAGTAATAGATACCGAACCGACTGCACCAGTGCCGCTAACCCCAGTGGCAGTAACGCCAGCATCGCCAGTGGCAGTAACAGTCCCAGCAGCGCCAGTTCCGCTAACACCTGTGACTGAAGTGTTTGCTGTGCCTGTGACCGTAACCGCGCCAATGGCTGAAGTGCCAGCAACACCAGAAGGACTGACATTCGCAGAAGCGGTAACTGCAACAGTTCCCACCGATCCTGTCGAAGATACTCCGGTGACTGAAGTATTTGCATCCGCGCTGACGGAAACCGAACCGATTGCGCCAGTGCCTGCGACACTAGGTGACGTAACATTAGCTGTTCCCGTAACCGATACAGACCCAACAGCCCCCGTCCCAGCAACGCCTGTAACCGAAGCATTAGCGGCTGCTGATACAGAGACTGTTCCGATTGCGCCTGTTGCTGAAACGCCTGTGACAGCGGTAGTTGCGCTCGCCGTAACCGTGACTGAACCGATGGCTCCAGTTGCGGATACACCCGTAACATCGACGAGATCAGGTTCACCCCACGCATCTTCGCCCCAAGTGCCTCTGCCCCAACCAGTAATAGCCGCCACACATTAAGCCCTATGCGATGCGAATGATCGCGTTGCTAGCATCTGCCGTGGGGAACGTAATCGTAAAATCTCCAGCCGTGCTGGTCTTGTCACCACCAAAAGCTAAAGTACATACGGACGTGTCACCTGACGTGTCTTCATTGAATATCAACGCTCCATTAGCAGTAATGGTGCTGCTGGAAAAAGTTACGTTAGCAAAATCAGTAAAAGCTGTAGTGCCACTGGTTGACGGATCTACGCGAGTCAACGTAGCTCCCTTTGCGGTGTAGCCTGTGCCAGATACTTCATTTGAAGTGCTGTACGCGGTGGTGGCTGCACCTAGAGATGCCGAACTCGTATACAAAGCTATCTTGAAGGTGTCACCACCAGAGTTCAAAAAGTTATGCTTTGCCTCCATAAGCTCTTTCTTAAAGCTCGTACACATAGCGGTTGATATAGCCATCAGATCCTCCTAAGTATTTCAGCCATGTCCTCATGGCCTTGTTTCAATAGTTCTGCGATTAACGTAGTTCTGTCGCTACGTATAGCCTCTTTCATGTAATGACAGACCGCAGCCTGCACGATTTCCTTGAACGCTTCTGCTTGCTGAGCTATGGCTGGGTGACAATTACCTCCGACACTCACAATACGGCTAGTAGCCTGCTCAGCCCAATACTCTGGGTCATGCCCCCTATATTCAGTAGTATCTACTGTGACCTGCCCTATCTCCATTGCTGGCGCTTTAACAAACATGCTACGTAACTACCTGCGTATACTGACCTTCTCTATACGTATCGCCACGTAACTTACCATCGCCTAAACCCTTCAGCAGAGTTAGCGACTGCGCAAACATTTGTTGGTATAACGCGACCATATCTGGCTCACCTTTTGTAAACCGTATCGCTTCAACCAGAGAGCCGTTTAGTAACGCAGAGTCAAAGTTTTCTCCAAGCCACGGTAGTGTGCTAGCCGTAACAATAGACTCCGGGTAATACCCATAGTGAAGCTCTACAGTGAGGCTAGCGTTTGGCGTAGGGCCAAGAATAAACGTCTCATCATTAAAGTTTGCGTAATGCTTAGGTGTGCCTGTAGATGCAGGTGTAGGGTACGCTTCACGAATGAAGTTAACGTCTTTGTTTAACAAAAAATCGAACGACCCATCAGTATTAACCACAGCCAAACTGTAGGTATACAGATAATCTGAGGGCACAGTTAGGTACTTATTACCCGACGTTATGGTGCCTGACACATTTTTTCTCAGAGACGGAAGCTGAACAGTGTTGTATATAAACTGCTCTGTCTGTTGCACAAACAAGGCAAGCTGGTCACTTGTGAATGTGGTTTCACAAACGTCCTGTATGTTCGCCGTCAACTGTGAGTAGGTCATACTCATAATTTATGCCATAGGCCCACGAGCCATAGTTCCTTTTGTAGCAGCGCCTGTGCCACGAACTTTTATGCCTGTGGTCTTAACGCCTTTCATGTCTGGCTTAGGAGCGTCTTTTACTGGCTTTACTGTGCTCAAATTTTTCATAAGGTCACCTAAGTTGTTGTTACCGTTACTGTACCTACTTCCCCTGTAGCAACAAGGTTATTAGGTGTTAAACCAAAAGGGTCTCTGCCTACACCGACAGGATTAAACCCATACTGTATTTGTCTGCTGCTGTTCTTACCCGCTTCCCCAAGACTTCTATCAGGTCTTGGGTTACGTATGGCCTGTGGATCATCTACAGGAAACTCGCCTAACTTCAACTGTGGATGATCCGGGTTCCAACACTCAGGGCACGCTTTTAAATTAGTGTCACGTCCTTTACGTATTAAGTTCTTTAGTTCTCGTAACTTATACTGAAACCCACAAATATCGCATTCAGCTATGGCCCTGCGTGCGGACGCAAATCTATTAGACATACCCTATTCTCGGCACGAATCTAGCGGGCGTCTTTACTCTGTCTTCCTCCGCTGCTAGCTGAAACTGCTCTTCGTACACCTCTTTTAACAATGGTATGCGAGGAGCTAGATCCGGGTCTTTCATAGATATGTAGTAAGCCAATCCCGCCACAAGACACGGTAAGAACCTAAAGTTCATGTCAGCGGTCTCTACGCCGCTGCCCGCATCTTGTATCCTACGCATACGGTAATACTTAAATATGTAAGTATCGTTTTTGTCTGGAACAGGCCACACGTTTATAGTCGGGTTGTCACGCAACCGCTCTATCCAAACTTGAATCGGCCTACCTTGAGTCAGCTTGTTCGGTATGGATGCGTACGTGCTAACACTTATGCGACTGATGGTTAAATCAGACTGTGTAGCAGTATCGCCGCTATTTGTGCGTATAACTTGTTCTAGCAGGTCAATGGTATCGGCGGGTAAGTTATACTCTGACGTGCCTTTAACAAGCGACACAGTGCCCTCGTCAATAGTCCACAAATTAATCCCACGATTCTGCCACTCTATGGTCAACAGATTCATAGACCTACGTGCTGTGCGAAGATCATACCCAGAACGCATTTCACGGCCCGCACGTTCCCACGCTTCTTCAGCGATTTCCGTGAAGTCCATATCAAATGCTGTTGTTCCAGAGGTAGTCATTTACTTCTTCTTAGCAGTAGCTTTTTTAGCTGGAGCCTTTTTAGGTGCTGCTTCTTTCTTAGGTGCAGGCTGTAGCTCAGCTAATGCTGCATTTGCCTCTGCTTCGCTCATCAAGTTAGCATTAACAACAGCATAAGTGCCGTCTTCATTCTTACTCCCAACCTGAAATACGGGCCTACCATCAGAAAAATTACCGTTCTGAAAAACCTCTAACTTACCCATTCTTAGTACCTCTCACGTACAAAGTTTTCTTTCTACGGTTGCTCATTACAGCCCCGCAACCCTTGTGGTTTTCGCGGATCATACCGCCTGCTTTTGCAGTCCTTACCTTCGCCTTTGGCGTATTCGATACTACTGTCTTACCTTTTGCTCCAGCCTTTTTCTTCTTGCGTGCTGTAGTAGCGCGTTCAGACTGACTTAGTGACTGCGCTTTAGATTTGGGCAAGCAACGATCTGGGTTCTTTTTATCTTTAGACGTACCACACGGCCCCTTAATCTTGCCATCAGTGCCAATACGAACCCATTGCTGGTCACGCCATTGTTTTAGCTGTCCCATTACTTTTTCTTTTTCTTGCTGCCCTTGGCATAGCTAGGGTCTTTACAATACTTAGATGCAGCCATGTTTGCGTAAGCAGACGGGTAAGTATCAAAGGTGCGCTTAGCCCACGCCTTACCAGAAGGGCATATCTTGCCCCCTGATTTAACCTTCCCGCCTTTCTTATAGTAGTGCCTCATCGCATCTTCGCTGGACGTACACCCTTACGAGCGATACCGGCACCGCGAACCTTTTGTGTAGTAGGCTTCTTACCGCCTTTAGCGCCACCTTTTGAAGACATCTTAGACTTCATGCCGCCTTTAGCGTAGCCCTTGGTCTTCATCATGCCGCCTTTGGCCTTGAACCCCATCTTGTTACGCACTTTTTTAGGTAGCTTTTTAAGACCCGTATTACCTTCTGGTGCGTCTTTCAACCCTCCAGCCATGTAGCCTTTGGTCTTCATGCCACCCTTCGCCATGCCTTTGGCTTTCATCTTGCCACCAGCTTTCATGCCTTTAGCTTTCATTTTAGATTTCATCATGCCGCCTCCTGCTTTTTTGACCGCTTTCTTTTTCTTAAACCCTTCCGTAATAGACTTAGCTGCCGTTGCATCAGCTTTAGTAGGGCGTCTGTCGTTTTTGTCCATAAAATTAAGGTAATCACGTAACGTCAGGCCAGTTTTTTGTAGCTGTTCTCGCGTAACATTAGCTTTTTTCTCCCTACCAGAACCCACATTACGTCGAACCCCCGGCTTCTTGTCCTTACCTGTCACCTTAGCAAGACCTGACGCCGGAAGTTTCATGTCGTTTTTGGTCTTTGCAGCGTCAGCTTTTGGTGGGCGAGGAGCGGTTGTAGGCGTTTTTGCGGGCTTTGCAGCGTCTTTTATTGGGGAAGTAACGCCTTGCGACCTTCTCCTATCTCTTACCTGCTCTAAGTCGTCCATACGAGTTCTGCGAGTACGTCCTGCTCCACGTCCTCTACCAGTAGCTCTTTTTACAGGCTCATCTTTAACGCTGTTCGTAGTTGATGTGCTTCGGCGTCTACGAGGAATATCTTTGCTAGAAGACATGGCTTCAGCGATATTACGCGACCTTATCTTTTTGTTTTCTTTCTCTGCTCTACGTCTCGTGCCGGGAGGCATAGTATCTATACTAAATGGCCCCACCTTCTTTCTTGCAGGAAGTTTTCTTTCTGTAGCCATAACTTACTCCGCGTATAAGTTGTTAAATATCTGGTTGGTATCTAGCGTGTAGTCCAAATCAGATTTGCTGTAATGCACATATTGAGAAGGTCTAAAATCTGGTGCCCCCTCCCCTGTCTCAAACCATGCTGGATGCGTAACTCGTACACGGTTGTTAGGCAGGGCTACTATGTTCCCTGTCCACTCGCCAGCATCTAAAAGTTCCATGACGTGACTCTGCTTATGTTGTGCGGGGTCATCGCCTATTTCTGAATCTGTGTAGTCCACCGTAAACATGTACTTCGCTGGGTAAAACTCACCGTCTATCTTTGCCAGCCAAGGGCATGGTGTTGCCCTGTCAAGCACGTAAACAGCGTGCGTGCGAGAACTACAGTCCCAAGGCTGTGCCCCC